CAGGAGCCGGGCCGCGTCGAAGGCGCCTCGCCGACCGCCGGTTTGACGCCGGTCTGGATCGCCTCGTCCGACACCGGCCTGATGTTCCGAGGCGACGTGGTCGTCAGCTCGTCGAGCCCCGGCGCCAACAACTCGGGCAACTACATCACCAGCCTGCAGCTTCTCAGCAGCATGGTCGGCGGCTCGGGCTTCCTGGCGCGCGGCATCTTCCAGGGCGTCGAGCAGTTCATCCCCTCGGTCGGCCGCGTCGTCTGGAGCAATGCCTTCCAGGGCTCGCTCTCCGGTTCGACCGGCGACATCAAGGCCTGGATCAAGGACGACCCGGACGCCCTGTTCGTGGTGCAGGCGTCGAGCGGCCCGATCACCTCCTCGATGATCAATCTCAACATCGGCGTCTCGTCCCAGTCGTCGGCCGGTAACACCAACACCGGCTACTCCAACATGACGGTCGCGTCGAGCAACGTCATCTCGGCCAGCTCGCTGCCGTTCCGCATCGTCGACTTCTATTCGGCGTACGCGCCGCCCGCTGTGCCCGCCGTCGGCACCGCCGCCTTCATCAACGGCACCGACAACACCACCGCGTTCAACATGGTGATCGTGCGGTTCAACAACTGCGACCGCACGAGCCTCACGGCGCGCAGCACGTAACGGAGAAGTCAGATGCCCGTCGCACTTGCTCAGATCCGCGACCTTCTCCTGCCCGGCCTGTGGGGCATCGACGGTCGTTACCCGATGATCGAGCGGCAGTGGCCGCAGATCTTCAAGAGCCAGGACTCCAACATGGCGTTGGAGCGGCGCGCTGCCATGCGCTACCTCGGCTACGCCCAGCTCAAGAACGAAGGCCAGCCGACCGCCGCTGACAACAACATGGGTCAGCGCTTCATCTACAACGCCGAGCACTTCGAGATCGGGTTGATGTATGCCATCACCCGCAAGAGCCTGGATGACAATCTCTACAAGTCGGAGTTCGGCCCGAACAACGACGGGCTGCTCGAAGCCTTCAAGGAGACGGAAGAGGTCTACGCCGCCAACATCCTCAACAACGCCACGGTGTTCAACCCGGCGACCCAGGGCGATCTGCAGCCGCTCGTCTCGACCGCGCATCCGATCGATGGCGCGACGATCGCCAACCAGCCGTCGCCCGACCAGAGCCTCAACGAAACCTCGCTGCTCAATGCGGGCATCGTCATCCGCTCGACCTGGAAGAACAACGCCGGGCTCAAGGTCCACGCGCGCGGCCAGAAGCTGATCATTCCGGCCAACCTGGAGCCGATCGCGGCGCGCCTGTTCCGCAGCGAGCTGCGGCCGGGCACCAACACCAACGACGTGAATGCGGTGAAGGAGATGCAGCAGTCCTTCAAGGAGGGCTACTTCGTCTACGACTACCTCACCTCGCCGTTCGCGTGGTTCGTGCTCACCAACATTCCGGGGCTCGTGTTCTTCCAGCGCAAGCCCTTCGAGAGCGACATGTCGGTCGAGTTCACCACCGACAACCTGCTCGTCAAAGGCTACCAGCGGTACGTGCCGTCCTACTACGACTGGCGCCACCTCTGGGCCACGTTCCCGAATTCGTGAGGCATGCGATGAACCGCATCCGCAAGAAGACGAAGGGAAGCGCCGCGCCGCCGGTCGTCACGACGGTGCCGCCGGTCGTCAACACGGTGACCATCGGGACGACGCTCAACGACGCTACGTCTGGCGCGATCTGGGTCGCGATCGTGGGCCGGTAAGGAGATCACCATGGCCGCATACACTGCAGTCACGTCGCTGTCCTCGGCGGGCCTCTCGCCAGCGCTGTCGCTCGACCCGACCGCGAAGACCACGTCGATCTCCCTCGGGCTCACCGCCACCTCCTCGGGCGATCTCGTGCTCCAGGTCAACCTGTGGCAGCCGGGCTCGGCTGGCTCGGCGAACTGGGTCACGCTGATCTCGACCACCGCGCACATCACCCCGTCGAGCGCATCCGGCGGCAACATCGATGCGGGCACGTTCGTGTCGGTGCTGGTGCCGATCGCTGGCCTGCGCCTTTCGTCCACCACCTGGGGCGCGGGTACCGCGACGCTGCAGGCGCTGCAGGCCATCCAGTCGTAAAGGAGGCTACCCATGGCTCATCGACACAAGATGCACGCTCGCGGCGGCCACGCCCACAAGGAGACGCACGAGGCGCACGAGCGCGAGATCGAGCACGAGGGTGGCCTCAAGCGCGGCGGCAAGGCCCATCACCGCAAGGACGGCGGCAAGGTGCCGGGCTTCAAGCGCGGCGGCCGGTTCGCGCGCGGCGGCCGCGCGGGCGCCGACAAGCATCCCTTCTCCAGCGCGCACAGCCCAGGGAAGTTCTCGGCGACGTGAGGCTCTGAAGGTGCAGCCCGTCTACGTCACGTTGCCCAGCTCGGCCACCGGCGTCTCGGCCTGGAAGGTCGCCAACTGGCAGATCTCGCCGCAGCAGCTCAGCTTCGCGGTGCTGTCGAGCGGCGGCAGCTCGGGTACCGTCGACATTACCTACGAGGACCCGAGCTTCACCTACCAGAACCCGAACAGCTCCTCGCCGAGCGCGTTCTCGGCCGGGCAGTGGGGCTCCTCGGCGAACAGCTTCGTCTCCCTGCCGTCGAGCCTTACGCCGATCGCGGGCTACCGGCTCAACGTGACGGCCGCCTCGGGCACCGTCGGCGGCAAGATCACGCTGGTCGCGTTGCAAAGCGGCATCGGTTGAGGCAAGATCCGAACCGGAGTTCAAAGCTTCGGGAAAGATCGATGGGCAAGCTTACCCCGACATTCGCAGACCAGCAGGCGACGAATGGAGCGCTCGCGGGGGCCGCGCCTGCGCCGCAGCCCGGTCAGACCTACACCATCTATCCGGGCTTCAGCCAGCTCACCCTGGCGCCGCCTGCGCCGCAGCCCGAAGCGCCGGTCGAGCCAGCTCCGCTCAAGGTCGCCCTGGTCGGCACCGCGCCGTCCTCGCGCATGCTGGCGCCGTACGCCGACACGAGCTGGAAGATCTGGGGCTGCTCGCCCGGCAACATGAAGATCCTGCCGCGCGCCGACGCTTGGTTCGAAATCCACTCCAATCTGTTGTGGCCCGAGCATCAGGTCTACGGCGAGCCCTACATCGCATGGCTCAAGACGCTGACCATCCCGGTCTACATGCAGGACCAGTCCCAGGTCCCCAACGCCATCACCTTCCCGTGGAAGGAGCTGGTCGAGGAGTTCGGCCAGGACTTTTTCACCAGCTCGTTCGCCTGGATGATGGCCTTTGCGATCAAGCAGGGCGCGGCCGAGATCGCGCTCTACGGCATCGACATGGCGAGCCGCGACGAATACATCCTGCAGCGGCCGGGCTTCTTCTTCTTCCGTCACCTCGCCCAGGCGCGCGGCATCAAGGTGACGGCGCCGAACGAGAGCGACATCATGCAGTCGCCGCCGCTCTACGCCATCTCCGACTCGACCCCGCTCGGCCGCAAGATCCTGGCGCGCGAGAAGGAGCTGCGCGAGCGCATCGCCCAGGTCGGCGCCCAGCGCGACCAGATCAACGGCCAGTTCGCCTATCTGCAGGGCGCGCTCGAAGACCTCGACTACTTCAAGAGCATCTGGACCGGCGCGCAGCGGCCGGTGTGACCGATGACGCTCGCCGTCACCCACCTCAAAGTCTCGCCGGTTGCGCCGATCCAGCCGCCGACCAACATCGTCACGCCAGCGGACTGGAACGCCAACCATGTGATCGTGGCGAACGGCTCGCCGATCACCGACGTGACCGGCAGCGGCAATCTGGTGCTGCAGACCTCGCCGACGATCATCACGCCGACACTGTCGGGAAAGACCTACATCAGCGGGCCGCTCGGTGTCGGGACGGAGACGAACCCGCAATCCACCACCGTGATCAGCCAAAATCCGGCAACCGGGGTTACGACGGCTATTTCCGATGTTTTGACCGTCATCGGCCCGAACAACAACAATGCCTTTATCGGCTTCCAGGGGTATGGCGGGTTTTTCGGCGCCCTGCAATTCCGTCGATCGGAAGGCTTTGCCGGTTCGGAGAGTTTCCCTGCCGGGGGCGTCCAGCTTGGGCAGGTTACGGCCACGGGGTGGATCAATGGGTCCGGCTGGGCGACCGCGAAGGCCGTGGTGCGGTTGAGCACGCAGAATGCGTGGTCGGCGTCGGACAATTCGACTTTTATCTCGTTCCTTACGACCCCTCCTGGGAGCACGGTGCTTGGCGAGACAGCCCGTTTCACCAGTAGCGGTGGTTTGTCGGTTGGCACGAGTGTGGTGGCGCTCGATCCAGGGATGGGGAACATCAAGGCGTCGTCTAATACGGCGGTATGGAATGTCGGCGTTGCAGG